GGCACTAATACCAATAGGACCGGGCTTCTGCTGGGGATAAAGTCGCTTGGCCAGCAATACCCATTGCTGAATTATACGACTACCTTTTCCAAAATTGTGATGGAAAAGTCTGATTACAGTGTTCATAGTCTTTCTCATTTTATAATATTTGGGGGCCATCTTGTAGGATAGCCCCGTTAATTTAGGCCAGATATGCTGCCGGAGTTACCGCCTGGTATCTACAATCGACGGTACAAACCGTGGCTGCATCTGATGCACCACCTGCAATAGTCAACTGAATCTTTTTCCCAACAGTAAGAGCAAATGGAGGACTTGAATAAGTAAACGATGCAAGCGCCGTCAAATTCGCTTTAGCCCCTGCTGTTGCCGATAAAACAACATCTGGCGTTGCCATATCTGATTGAATGGATATTGAAGATATAGTCGCGTCATCCGCGCAGTTCACATTAGGGAGCGTTATTGTAAGGTTCTCGACATACACCGTTCCGCCAGTTGCCGTATAAAGGTCATAATCTCCTGCAACTTGATTAAGGTCAACTGTTGTAGGAATTATAATACTTTTAATTCCTTGACCATCCAATTCGTTCCATCGTAGGTAACATATTCAGCATTGGTGTCATATTCCCAAAACGTACAGCCGACACGGACTCCGGTGGGCTTTGTGTCCGTCGAAAGACCAGAAAACCGCTGTATAGTAGAGATAAGTGCGACTGCCATAGTTTACTCCTTGTTAAATTATGGCGGCTATATTTCAAACCGCCATAATATTATTCTTTTTTATACCGCTACTACATAAGCACCTTCGTCAAGAGGAACATACCAGACAGAAAACTTTGCTGCCCCTGAATTAAATGACGCAGTAGTGGATTGAATACCGATTGCCCCGCCGACATCGACTTGCCCGACTATATACGGTCATGGCAACCCTCCTTACAACAATGCTTCTACATGGGCGTCCTGGTCAATCGGAGCGTATAGAAGCCCGAATCTACCAGCCGATACACCTGTTCCTGCCGTAGAAGTAAGCTCTCCGATTGTCCCTACGCTTGTCACGCCTGCCAGGGTAGGAGCATTCCCAAGTATCAGGGGAACGGTATCATAAGGTGTTATACCAGCGGATTCCTCAGTATTTGTCGCGGTTGCAACGGCTGTCCCGACCACATAAGCCCTGGCGCCTGCAACAAAACCGGCCATGCTACCAGTATCAGCCGAAATGTCTGCAAGCACAATTACCGGCTCTGAAGATGTCCATGTAAATTTCAATAGTGTCGCCCCTGCCCATAGTGTCGTGACTTCAAACCACAGGCCAAGGACAGCAATTCGATTATAAACCGTGAAAAGCTCAACCTGTGCGGCGGCCAGATAAGCCGTGCCGAGCAAAACATTGGTTTCAACGAGCATTCCAGATTTCATGTCTCGTAGTCTCTTACGAGTACTTTTGTTAAAATTTTGAGCCATTTTGATTAGCCCTCCTTTTATAGTAACGCTTCGACATATGCGTCATCGTCAAGTGGGGTATATAAAACTGCATATCTTACCGACCCTCCAGTCAAGCTCACAGTCGTAGTCAATTCGCCGATAACTCCGTAGCTTGTAACGCCAGCAGTAGATTCACGATTACCGATTATCATCGGTTGCAAGGGCCAATACGAAATCCCCTCGGAAGCTGTTATTGCACAGGCTGTCGTGCTATCATCTCCGGGGCATGTCATCCGATGTCCGACCACCAGACCATCAATGTCAGTTGAAACAGCACAAAGGGGCTGAACCGTGACTACCGGAATCGTACATGTCCAGTTAAATTGATGCAAACAACCTGATCCGGCTAAATCATTAAGCACAACCTCGCCCCAAAGGGCATGAACAATAATACGGTTATAGACAGTGAAAAGATTGACTTGTTCCTGTTTTAGATACGACGTACCTAACAAGTCGCCGGTTTCAACCAAAAGTCCACGGTTGACATCCCCAATCCTTTCAGTATTTGATTGGTTATAGTGTGTCACAATAAAAAACCTCCTGGTTATAAAGCGGGCATATTTCAGCCCGCCTTAGTTTTTATGCCTAAGTTACTTTATTCCAAGCAAGTCACGGACTGTCCGCCGGAATATCTTGGTTCCAGAATAGCATGAATCTGAACATTTCCAGTCGAACCACCAGCTTCGGTTGAGAGAATAGTCAACCATTCATAGCCATTCGCCATATCCATAGCAGCAGCGGATACCTCAATAACCAAAGTATAATTACTGTATGTCCCATGCGTTGCCGTAACCGAAGTACCGCTAGTCCATGCAGTAAGAACATCAGCATCCGTGCCCGCAGCCGCAGCAGTCATCCAAGCGTAATTGAAGGTCACCGCAGTTGATGCAACACCTTGGGTAGGACCACAATTAAGGGTTAATACAGAACTACCAGTAGCAAGGGATTGATATCCGCAAATAAACGTGGCCTTGTGATAGTTTTTCATATTAATCGAGTCACCAGAAGTTGTGGCGGTATTAAGATCAAGATCGCTCGCAACCGGTACAATTTTGTATTTTTCTGCTAACATTTTACGTTACCTCCATTAAATCGTTAAAGTATTTTGGTTAACCGCCTCCTTTACAGCAAAGAGGCGGTTTAATATCAAATCAAATTACACATTTATGCCATTATGCACGTTCTGCAAGGGCAATAAAATGAGACTGAGTAAAGCTCGACCCACCCTTGTAAGGTGTAAGTGCTGAAGCCCTCACGGGTTGCCCATCTACACGGAGCACAAAACGGAAAACTGATTCGTCCGCGAGGAATTGGACATGAATACTCATATCGCTCTGAATCCCACCCTTTTCAGCCAACACATAACCGTTCCCGAGGTCCACAAATGCAATATCTCCAACGGTTCCAAGGGTCGCAGCCTGCTCGACGGCAATAACTGGTCTACCGAAAAGAGTACCGTAAGGCTGTCCACTCAATCCACCGGCTGGCATATAAATTGGAATTCCGCCAGTGCCAACAGATAGGCTCATAGTGAAAAGCTGTGGTTCAATATTCTGATTAATTAGCCATACAGCATTTGGCCTACTCGTAGCGAAAATCCTGGAATACATATTGATGACATTTTCAGCCACCACAGTTTCTTTTGCTTGACCCGTTTCCTTGGCTACACTTACCAGACAACCGGCATTCATATAACCTAAAGGCATACCAGCTCCTGATCCGTTGATAATAGCATCGTCAATCTGGAAACCAAATTCGTCAACAAATGACTGCTTGATATATCCCTCTAATGCCGTTGCGTCAGCTAAAAGCTCATCAGTTGCATAGCAAAGACCGATCAACTTTTTGAGACTCAATTCGATCATGCGGAATTTAGGCTTACTCGCAACCTTTGCAGCCGCTTCGTCTTTCCAGTAGGCCAAAACGCCTCCAGACCTTGTACTCGCTCGGCTGGTTTCATCAACACCAGGTATCTTGATTCCATTGGAGTTTCCGCTTATTGGAATTCTGCGACACCTTGAAGCCAGAATGCCGGTCTCAAAAACTTGCTTTAAAAGCTCATTGGAGAAATCCTGTTGTACCAGAAATCCACCATCTGAACTTACGGTCTCACCGAGACCAGTCGCAGCCGCCTGAATACGCAGCCGAGGGTCAACCGAACCCCCAGGAGTTGCAGCAATCATAATAGCTGACATCTGTGCGCCAAAGCTGGAGAATTTGTCCTTATCCCTAACCTCGATACGATCACTCTTCTTTTGCGGACCAGGCTTAGTCATAACAGGCTGAGGGCTTTCGAGTTCACCCTTAATACGCTCCTGACGTTCCATTGTTACGACAATGGCCTGGTATTCCTTTACTGTGTCCATGATCTCATTCTGCAAGATCAATTCGGCCTCTACTGGATCACGATTTTCGTTGATACACTTTGCATCAATATCTGCGGCCTTTTTCATCAAAGCCTTGATATCTTCTTTATATTGCGTAATGGTCTTCATACTATGTACCTCCTAATAGTTTAATTTTAATCTGGGGCTATCATTTCAGCCCTGGTTAATAGATCCGCTGTTCGGTCTTTCTTTTTAGGCTTCTCAGCATCTCGCAGAGTGGACTCGCTGTCATTGACAATAACTTCCTGGGCATCTCGCACAGTCTGTTGATTATCAAGATCATCCTGGGCATCTCGCACAGATTGATCCGAAACAATAAATCCCTTAGCCAATATCTCTTTAGCTTGACTTCGACTACACCCGGCATCTCGCAGGGCCTTTTCGATATCTCGCTCATTAATATCCTTTTTGTTTTCTAGTAACTGATTTGGAACATTTGCGAATACAGACAAGTCGAACATATCGAGTTTTGCCTTCTTGTCTTCCTTATCTTCCTCTATGCTATCCACCATTCCCATTTCAATGGCCTCTTCAGCAGTTAGCCATGTCTCAGCACTCATTAAATCCTTGATTTCATCAACTTTCTTACCTGTTTTCTTA